TTAGCCGTTGCCAAATCATTTTGTAACTTACTAATCTCTTCTTTATAAGAGTTAATCTCATTAGTTACTGAATCAGTAGCACTCTTTACGGCTTTAGTAATAATGTCGTTAATAACGTCATCACTTAAAGCAGACTTCTCCGAATCTTCTTCGGAATCTTCAAATACGTCTTCGTCAGAAACACTTGGAAGACGTTCGATTGTTGTTTCAGGAAGAATTGTTCCTGTTGATTTTGGTGTTTCGTTAGGAGTAACAATAACTGCGGTTGATACGTTATCTCCGTTTGGAAGTTGTGTAACGCCGTGTGAGTTAGCAGGTTGGTTACAACCGCACTCTAGGCACTTAGTAACTTCGCCTGACTTATCAAGTGGCTTCTTACCTTCGGCTTCTTCTACTTCTTCTTCAGCAGTTTCAGCACCGACACTTGGACCTTCTTCGGTTTCTTCTTCGGCAGTTTCGCCAACGTCACCTTCGGCTTTATCTTCAATATAGCCAAGTTCCTTACACATCATTGTAAGGTCGGTCATTTCTTTTGTAAGTTCTTGAAGACGCTTTAGTGCTTCTTCCTTTGACGGCTTTGAATCTGCCGCCTTTTCTTCAACTGCTTCTACCGCTTCTACAACTTCTTCAGTTACGGTTTCCGCAGGAGTTTCTACAACTTCTTCAGTTGCTTCTACGAGTTCTTCCACTTTCATTATCTCCGTTCCTACGGACTTAGCCATAATTAGTTTTGCGTTAGGGTTTGCTGGTCGGTCTACTAAAGATACTTCCACAATCTGACCGTCAATAATTCGTCCGTTTGCCGCTTTATTATCGCGTACAACTCGTGGAGAACGAATACCAATAGAGAATCCCTTAAATACGCCTGTTTCTGTTTTCTTAACACTAACAGGGTCTACTACGTGAACGTTGATATAGAAGCCGTCTGCCTTAGCGTCAAGTTCTTTTGCTACACCTGCGGCAATATTTGAATGTTGCTCGCGAATATTTCCGCCTGTCTTAAACCACTCAGGCATAGCGGTAGCAAGCCAACCTGCGTCACAAATCTGCTGGTCAATATCAAGAGAATCATCTGTTGCTTTGCCGTACACCATTAGTGTTCCGTCTTCAAGTTTCTCTTGCTTAATAATTTTAGCAAACGCACTTGTTGTATCAAGGTTCATAGATTTATCCTTTTTCTTTTCTCTCTCTGAAATACTATTAGCCCAAGTTTTTCCAGCGTCACCGCCCCATAATAACCAAGCGATATAGCCAGCCGAAGGGTTTGAAGTATTTCCCCAATCTTCGCCTTTTTTATCAACTTCGTGACGTGCAAAATAAGATACCATACGGCGAATAGTTTCTAACGGAATGCTTTGACCATTAGACAAACTTCTTGCGCGCGCAACTCCTACTTCTGTTCCACCACGATTAAACTCACGGCGTAATTCCAAGCCACGTCTTGCGTTACTTTGAACGCCTTCTGGTGGTACGAATCCGTCAGCCATTAGTTTTCCTTATCCTGCGTAAGTAATTACAACAGCACCTGCCGCAGAACCTGCCGCAGAAATCGCATATACAACATCTCCACTATTAACATAAAAAACTTGATTTGCGTTTGCGGCTATTGTTCTACCAATAGTTGCGCCTGAAGTAGCGATTGTTTCGTCACCAACAAAGATTGCCGCTGAATGACCGTTATGAATGTTAATAGGAGTTTGACGTGGAAGACCAGTTGGCGCGGTAAAGATAGCCGTAGGTGTAGTAAAAGTAGTTGCGTTAATATGTCTAAAAGCCATTGTTAATCCTCTTCTCCAAGAATAAATGATAGTGCGTCTTCACCAATATCGCGAGTATCTACCACGTATGGCGCAATATCGCATACACAGTTCGGGTGAGCAGGTGGTTCCGTATCTCCACTTGGAAACGTTTCGTCAATACGGATAGGCGAAACATCTGCGTTCTCTTGGCATAAATCGCAAGGGTCTGCAACAAGCCACTCTACCAGTTCAACGCCACTTTCTTCGTATAACTCGCGTGACGCCACGGCAACTGCTCTACTCATTTCTGTTTGCGCAATTCCAAGTGCGCGCTCGCTATCACCAAGTAATTCTTCTACGTCATCTACTACGCTTTTAGGGGTTTCTCCTTTAGCAAGAGCGCGTGATAAAAGAGTTCCAAGACGGTCAAGAGTAGTTCTATCTAAGCCTTGAATTGTTACACCACGTCTATCAAGTAAGTCAGAAAGACCGCGTGGCGGACGTAATAAAAGTGCGGCAGGTTTATTACCTGCGCGCCAGTTCTCCCAGTTTGTAACTCTTACTGCGTTACGTAATTGTTGTAACGTACTAGGTGCTTTATTTACTTTTGCTTTTGCTATTCCGCTTAACGCCATATCTTGACCTAACGCATACGATTCTAAATAAAGAGTACGTAACGCTTCGTTTAAAGGTTGGCTATTAACGCGTACGTGAACCTTTGACCACTCGCGTAATTCTTCGGGTTTAATATCGGTTCGTCCTGCGTATTGCGCAAAGAAGTTTTCAACTACGGTTTCAGGGTTTAAAGATTCCTTTAACGCGTCACGAATTAACTTTGCCCGTCTTGCGGCAAGGCGTTTCTTCGCTAAGTTCTTTTGCTTCCACGCTCTATTCATAGCGTCCTACGCTAAATAACGTTCGGCGTACCACCGTGCTGAATCGTAATCTTTTGTTACTACGAACTTATTTAAAACGTCCGCGTATACAACAGGAACTTCTCTAAAGTTAAATTCGCGTGTAGGAGATTTTTTTAAAAAACGTAGGAATTGTTTTAATTCTTCTACCGCTTTATCAGCAGAATCGGCTTCTACGGACGCGCGCAATTCTTCTATTGCGCTATTAGCCGCACTTAATGCGGTTTCTTCGGGCTTTTCCGAACCGTTTAATTGTCGAATAGCGTCCTGCGCTTGTGATAAAGCGTTCTCGTGCGGTACGCCTTCAGTACCGTTTAGTAGTTCGCCTTCAGTATCTATACCACCTAAAGCCGAATCAAAAGGAACTATTCCTGATTCTGTAATGAAATATGCGCCTGTTCCTGCCACGATAATTGGCATATCAGCCTCAGGGGATTCAATTAAAGGAAGTCCTGAACGTGAACGGGCTTCGTTAATAGTAAGTCCGCCTGATTTAATTTCAATATCACGGGTACGCGCAACGCTTTCTAAGTCTTGTCGTCCTGATTCCATAAACTTAAATTCAAGTTCGCGTGGCATACCAAGATAGGTATATGAAAGGTTTGAAATCATCTTACCAATCCAAGTAGCCAAAGGAATTGCGCCAATAACTTCTGACGATTCGGCTTGACCCATTTGAAATCCTGAGCCACCTAATCCGCCTTTAGGACTAAATCCAATTTCGCTAGGCATAACGCCAAAGTGACCGCAAATAGAATTTACAAGGTATTCGTCAAGAGTATCTTTAAACTTTTCTCCGTACCCGTCATACTGAACCGCTTTAAGTCCTGCTGGTAGTAGACGTACGCGCTTACGTTGTTCGGTTTGTCCTGCTAAATCATTATTAAAAATGTTTTCGTAAGCACGAAGTAGTTCAGGGTTATTACCAAAGTTAGCGTCAGTTTCCATAAGTAACTCAGGTGTAACGCCGTCTGTATATTCGGCGCGAATCCATTGTTGTCTACGTAGATAAATATCAGCGAGCGCAAGAGCGCGCTCTGTAGGAGAGTAGCCATATACCGTCATTGTTCGGCGGTTACGAATCATATAAGAAAGTTCGTCTGACGTGAATTCTCCGTCTGCTTCTTCGCCTTCAATACCTGCGGCAAATTCGCTACGTGGGAAACCATAAAGGATTTGTTGGTAAGCAGGGAACGGTGGCATAGGACGCATACCACGGTCATCTATAAGTGGCTTAATTGTAGAGCCGTCAAGAATTTGTAACCCTAATAAATCTCCACCGACAGTTGATTGCGGCCAAACCGCCCACGCGTCAAGTACTAAGATTTCTTCTAACGCAATATTTAACCAATCGCTAAATACAATACCGTTTGACTTATCAGGTTGTTCCCAAAACTGACGCGCTCGCGAAATTTCTTCTGTATATCTTTCGCGTGCTTCTGTCATAGCGCGCGTATGGTTACCGCCAATTTCGCTGATAATCTTTTCTGCGGAATCTTCGGCAAGAACAATATCCCAGTTAAGTCCGACAATCTTTGACTTTAGAACTTCAATACATCTACGTAAAATATCTATTTGGTCGGCTGCAGCACGAAGAGTTTGAAAAGGAACTAAACGCGTAGCAGTAATATTTATATTTTGCGCTACTTGAAATTCATAACGGCGTGGGTCTGGACGTCCTGAATCTTCACGTGGTGGGTTAATAGCACCTGGCACAATAGGCATACCTGGAGAAAACGGTACGTTTGGTGTAACAGGATTACGTGGTAATGCGTCAGTAGTACCGTAAGTAGTTTGCGTACGTCCTGAAATATTTCTCATATCTTGTTCGGACATAGCAACCGCGCCTACAGGTAGGTTAGGTGCCTTCGTAATTTCTTCGGCTACCTTCTGAGCAATACGGTCTAACAGACCCATATTTATCTCCTTCTATTAGCCGTTGTTAAGCGTGTACTACTACGCGATA